GAGCGTCGGCCGCACGTTGACGCGGCGCGTGAGCTGCAGCGAGCCGCGGCGGACCGGCCAGGCGACGCCGTCGACGAGGAGCGTATAGACGGCCATCGCTACCGCCCGAACCCCAGGCGCCGGACGGCGCCCTCGAACTCCGGGACCACGGCTTGCGCCAGCATCCGGCCGTTGAGCGTGACGATCACGGTCCCGCCGCCGCCCTGGCGCATCCGGCGCGCGTCGTCGGCCGTGAGCACGACCTCGCCCGGCGTGAGCATGGCCGGGACGGTGTCGGACCCGTGCGGGACCCACGGCGACGGGCCGACGACGCCGCCCGTCGCGTAGCCTTGCGCCGGCGGCGGCGGTGCGCCCGCGCTGTAATTGATCGGGATCGTCACGGTCATTCCCGCGAACGCATCGGCGACGCCGGCGGCCGTCTCGTTCGCGTGTTGCACGGCGTCGCTCTGCCATTGCGCCCAGGCCGCTTGCCCGTCCGTCACAATTTGCGTGCTCGCGTCCTTCCCGGCGCCGGCCATCGCGTCAAAGGGTTGCTGCATATCCTGATCGGAAATCCCGAACATCGTTTTGAGCGCGTCGACGAGATCGCCGATCCGTTGCGTGAGGTCCTCGGAAAAATGCAATTGCGACAGATCGGTGAGCTTGTTCCCGGCCGCGTCGGTGAGCTCGCCGGCGTCGACCATGGATTGCAACATGGGTTTCATGGCGATCGGAATCTCCGATCCGAATTTCATCGCCGTATCGATCAGGCCTTGCGCGCTCGCTTTCATGCCGTCCATCGTGGCGCCGACGTCGGCGCCGGCGCCGATCAACGTGTTCCAATCCGCGACCATTTGGTTCGCCTGATCGGTGATCTGGAGTTGCTCGACTTTCCCGCCGAGCTGATCGAGCGAGAGCCCGTACCGATCGGCCGCGGCCTTGACGTCGGCGAGGGCCGGCGTCGCCGACGTGCTCAACCCGAGCATCGCTTTCGCGTTGTCGTCGGTGAGCTTCCCCATTTCGATGAGTTTCTGGAGGACCGGCTCGAGCGCCGGCGGGATTTTCTCGCCGGTCGCGATCGCGTGCCCGAAATACGTATTGAGCGCGTCGGCGTTCGCGTCACTGATCGTCGACAGATGGCCGAGCGCCTCGATCGACGGCGCGAGCGCGGCCGGAATCGTCCCGCCGGCGTCGGCGATATTGGTCAGGAGCGCGAGCACGGATCCGGCGGCCTTTTGCATCACCTTGTCGGTGTCGTACCCGGCCGTTTTGAGGACGCCGAAATGCGTCGCCAGATCGGTCGCCTGATCGGTGAGCGCCTCGAGCTGTTTGTCGTGCGTGAGGTCCTCCCACGTGAGGCCGAACGCTTGCACGGCCGTATTGAGCGCGTTGAGTTTCGTTTGAAAATCGGTCGTCAACGCTTGGAAGGTTTTCAGGCCGTCGACGTTTTTGGATCCCCAGGCGCCGGCCAGATCGACGCCGACTTGTTTGCCGAGCCGATCAATGTCGGACAGACTCCCGTACTGCGCCGTGAGCTGTTTTTGCAGGTCGGCGATCGAGGCGTTCGCGTCGGCGTTCGCCTGTTTCAGGGCCGCGGCCGCCGCGCGTGCCTTGAAAAATCCGCTAATCGCGCCGGCGATCCCGCCGATCACCGTGCCCGCCACGACCCCGACCGGGCCGCCGAACGCGCCGATCGCCGCGCCGGACGCGGCGCCGCCGGCGGCGCCCTCGAGCGCGCCTTTCGCCGAGCTCGTCGTCCCGGTCAAGCCGACCAGGTCGGCGCCGACCGTCGCGCCCGTGATCGCCGTCGCGGCGTATCCCTTGGCCGTCGGCGACAGGCCCGCGCCGCCCATGGCTTGCATCGCCTTATCGATCGCGTCGACGGCCTTGTTCGCCGTGTTGATCGCCGCGATCATCTGGCCGATCCCCTGCAGCGCGCCGCCGAACGCGCCGCCGCTCACTTGCGCGAGCGTCGCGAACGCTTGCGAGAGCTCGGTGATCGCGGTGTCGAGCGACTTCGTTTCGTGCGCCTGGCCTTTGATCGCGTCGGCTTGTTCCTGCGTGATCGCGTTGTAGGCGAGGAGCTTTTTCGTCGCCTCGTCGATCGTCATGCCGTGCGCCGTCATGAGCCGGATCGCCTCGGCGACGTCGGGCGCGAGTGTTTGGTGCGCGTGGTCGGCGGCCGCGGTCGCGACGGCGAGCGCGTCGTACTGGAGTTTGACGGTCGGCAGCGTCGCGATCAGTTTGGTGATCGGCTCGGTGACGTGCGAGAACCCCGGCCCGAGCTTGTCGAGCGACGTCACGAGCTCGTCGATCGCGTGCGCGTCGTCGGTCGTCGCGGCCCGGCCCTCGATCAATCGCTTCGTGATCTCGCCGGCTTTCAGGCCTTCCGCGTCCATCGCGACGACGGCTTGAAAGACTTCCGGCGAGAGATCCTTGTGCGCCTGGCGGACCGCGTTGAGCGCGATAATGTGCGCCGGAATCGAAATCGTAATGTCTTTGAGGTGTCCGAGAAAATCCTCGAGCGGCTTCGCCGAGGTGTTCGTCACCATCTCGCCGAACGCCGCGACGGCCTTGGCGTGTTCCTTGGCGGCCGTGGCCGCCTTGTCGTGTTCGGTTTTGGCGTCGGCGAGCTGTTTCTTGTAGAGGTCGATCTCGCCGCTCGTCAGGTGAAAGGCTTTCGCGAGATCGGCCGTCGACGTCCCGAGCGCGATCGCGGCCTCGAGGTTGTGCCGCGTCGCCGGCTCGAGCGCCGCGAGGATCGCGTGCGCGTGCTCGAGCTCGGCGACGTAATCGTGCATCGCGGCGATCGTCGTCGCCGGCAAATTGACGTCCAGGCCGTAATCCGTCGCTTTCGGGAGGACGCCGCGCGCCTCGGCGTCCTTGAGGTACTGCTGATAGGCGGCCGTCGCCTCGGCCGTCGACTTGGCGTTTTGCTCCATTAAGCGATTGAGGACGCCGACCGTCGCGATCACGGTCGGCGAATTGACGATAAAACTCCCGACCGACTCTTTGAGCTCGTCCCAGGCGTTGCCGACGCGCTTGATCGTCCCGGCGTACGATTCGGCCTCAGACCTGGCCTGGCCGCCGAATCGCGCGTTGATCGCGTCGAGGACGTACGTCATCCCTTCGGCTTGCGCACGCGTCGCGTCGATCTGCACGCCGGCCTTTTTGAGCGCGGCGAAATTGTCCTCGAACGCTTTCCCGACCATCATGGTCGCCGACCGGAGATCGATCCCGAGGCCGGCCGCGAGGTCCGTCGTCGCTTTGAGCGCCTTGTCCATGTCGGCCGGCAGCACGCCGCCGACTTGCACGAGCAGCGCCTCGGCCTCCATCAGGGCCGTGTGACTGTTGACGGTGACGTGCGCGTACGCCGTCGCGAGGTCGGCCAGGTGTTTCACGACCGCCGGCGAGGCATCGCCCTGCGCGGCGAGCGCCGTCGTGAGCTTGCGTTGCGCGGCCTCGGCGTCGGTGTAGGCCTCGACCGACGAGATCCCGAACGCGATCACGGCCTCCGTCGCGCGTTTGATCCCCTCGAACGACGCCATGCCCGTGACGAACGCGAGCGCCGTCTTTTGGATTTGCGCGCCGAGGCTTTCCGTTTGGTCGGCGGCGTGTTGCGTCGCGGCCGCGAGCGCGACCATGTCGTCGGGCGCCTCTTTGCCGAGGACGCGGTATTGCGCGATCGCTTCGGTGAGCGTCGCGTTGAGGCGCGCGGCTTGTTTGTCGGTGAGGACGGCCGCGCCGCCCATTTGCGTGACGGCCGAGGTCGCAAGCTCGGCGTCTTGCACGATCTTGCGGCCGGAAAAACTCTCCGCGACGCGGTTGAGCGCGTCGCTCACTTTCCCCGATCCCGTCTCGAGGCCTTTCAATTGGATCACGGCCGCGTCGACGGCCGTTTTGAACGATCCAAAATCCGCGAGAAAGGTTCCGGTGATCGGCATGAGTCGCTACTCGTCGAGATCCTCGAGGCGCGCCCGCTCCCGCAATTCGTCGACGAGGACCTCGTACACGTCTACGGGGAGATCGAGTACGTCGTCATAGGTCCAGCGCATCACGCGGCAAATGGTGAGATCGGAGACGATACGATCGCGCCATCCTGGCCGTTTTTTTCCCGCTCCCGCTCGAGGCGCATCGCGTCGGCGTGCGCGTCGACCACGGCGACGAGCTCGGAAAAGGTTTCGGCGTCGAGCGCGTCGAGCTGCGCCGTCACCATCGGTTCCGGTTGATCGCGAATGACCATCGGTTTCCCGTCGGCGTCGACAAACGACCAGTCGAGGAGATACCCGAGGAGCTTCGCGATCCCGACCTTCATCGGATCGATCACGCCGATCGCGGCCGGATCGGCCCGCATCATGCGGGAATAGATCAACCGTTGCTCGCCGGCCGTGAGGTGTTTCTTGACGAGGATCCAATCGCCGCCCGAAATGTCAATCCGGACGGACTCCGGGTGTCGCGTGCGCGCTCGACTCATCGGACTCTCCCTTTCGGCGGATCGGCGGCGGCCGGGAGCGGCTCGAGCGTCGCGCGGATCGCCTGGCCGTCGACGGTGATCGCGCGCACGCGCCAGCGCCAGGCGCCGCCGGCGTGCGGGACCTCGAGCTCGAGCGGCCGTTGCGCGAGGAAATAGCTGTTGCTCACGGCGATCCGGCCGCCCGCCGTCCAGCGGCCGGCGCGTTTGTCGTGGCGAATACTGAACCCCTGGAGCGTCGCCGCGACGTGATAGGCCCACTTGATCGAGGCCGTCACGCCGCGGATCTCGACGCCGTCGCCCATGCGACGTTACGCGCCGCCCTGGCGCGTCCAGGGCCCGGCGCCCTTGAAATTCCCGGTGATCGTCACGGCGCCGTTGACGGCGACGTCGACGCTCACGTCGAGGTACGCGAGGCCTTCCCACGAGCGCGTCGCGTCGGTCGAATCGGGCACGAGCCCGAGTTTGACCGGGACGTCGCCCTCGGCCGCGTCGAACAGCGGATCCGACGCGCCCGGGCCCGGCGTCGCCATGTCATAAAATCCGCCGATCGTCCCGCCGACGTCCTGCAGATCCGGCACGTAGACCTTGTTGGTGTCGCCGAACGCCGTGACCTCGATATAGCTCCGAGGCATGTTCAGCGTCCACTTGTTGAGCGAGCCGAGCACGACCGCCGGCGTCCCGTCCCGCAATTCGACCGATCCGTGACGTCCACTAATTCTCATAACGCCCCCCGTGTGTCCGTTGAACCCCTTACATGATCGCCATGGCGACGCGGTACCGCCCGCCGCGGTGTAACCATCGGATCGTCTCGTCGGTCGCGTCGCGTTCTGTTTCCCGCACGCGCCCCTCGCGCGCCACGAGCATCGGTGAATACCCCGTGACCATGAGGACCGCGTCCTCGAGGACCTCGTCGATCCGCGCCTCGGCCGCCGCCATGTCGACGGCGCCGGCGCGCGCGACGGCTTTCACGAGAAATAATCCGTCCTCGATCGCGCGGCCGCCGAATACCGCCTCGTCTTGTTCGTGCAGGAGCGCGACGATCACAAACCGCTCGGCGCCGCCGGGCGCCTCGTCGACGAACACGCCATCCGGCAAGAGCGCCGCGAGCGGCGCGTCGGCCGCCAGGAGCGCGACGATCGCCTGATCGATCCCGCTACTCCGCATTGCCCGATACCTCGAGGCCCTGGCGCCGGACGAGCTCGGCGAGCTGCCCGTACATCAGCCGGCGCGCGGCGCGGACCGCGGGAATAAACGTCGGCCGCGGCGGCATCCGGCCGCGCGTAAATCCGCGCGCCGTGTGCCGGAACTGCGTCCCGTACTCGAACCAGGCCGCGGCCTTGTCGCGGTTCCGGAGGACCACGGCGACGCCGAACGGCCCCGTTTGGAGCTTCCGCACGTCGAGCTTGTCGCGCAGATCGCCGGGCCGGCCGGCCGTCGAGCGCGGCCCGTCGCGCCCGAGGCGAACCGTATAGTTCCGCTTGACCTCGGCCAGCGCCCCGTTGGCGGCGCCCTCGACGATATGGCCGCCCTCGGCCGCCAGGGCCGCCGGGAGCGCCCGCAGCGCCGCCTTGAGCTCCTCGAGCCCCGACCAGGTCAATGACGCGCTCACGCGACGAGCTCCGTACAGAGCGCGACCGTCGTGAACCCGAGCTCGTCGGGCGTCACGACGTCGATCACCTGAAAGATCCGCGCGCCAAAATGCGCGCGCGTCTTGGTCGTCACGCCCGGGTGATAGTCCATCGTCACGACGTGCGTCGCGAGGCTTTGCGCCGTGTCCGCGATGAGTTGCTCGATCCCGGCCAGGCGCGCCCGCGTGCTCTGAATCGCGGCCCACACGATCGGCGGATCGAGCGGCGCGTACGTCGTCACGTAGCCCCCGTCGCCGTCGGGCGCCGGCGGCCCGGTCGGCCCCTCGAGCGCGATCTCATGCTGCAGCGCGCCCGCCTGGCGCGAGCTCGAGCCGACGCCGCCCACGGCGAGATTGATCGGACTCATCGGCCGCCCCACGGCATCGGGATCGCGTCGGGCGTCGACGACGTGACGCCCTGGCGCCCGGCGTCGAACGCCGTCCATTTGAACGCTTGACACATCGGCTCGAGGCCGAGCGGGATCGCCGTCAGCGTTTCGGACGTGACGGCCTCGCGGTGTGCGTACAAATGGCCGACGAACAAACAGAGCGCCGCCGTCAGGATCGGCGGCATCGCCTCCGGCGTGTCGCCATACCCGCACGTGCGCGCGATCACGAGCGGCCCCGTCGGCCAGGCCGCGCCGGCGGCGAGCGTGATCCGGCCTGGCGGACAAAACGGATCGAGCGTCGCCGGATCCGGCGGGACGGCGATCGACGGCGTCACGGTATACAGACTCGGATCAAAGACTTGTGCGACGCCGCCGGCATCGGTGTACCCGATCGACTCGACGGACAGGAGCGGCGGCCGCGGGAGCTCGAGGATCGTTCCGCAAATGGGATCGTACATCTGCAATTCCCACGACGCCGTGATCGTTTGCCGGCCGGTCGCTTGCTCAAACGCCGCCCGCGCCGCGGCGATCCAGATCGCGACGAGCGCGTCCTCGGACGTCGACGTGATCCGCTGTTGCTGTTTCGCGAGCGCGACCGTGAGCGGCTCGACGCGCGCCCCGTGGCTATCGGTCGCGATCGACGTGAGCCGATCGAGCCGGAGTGTCCGCGGGACGAGCGTTGGCGTCAGGTTGTTCATGGCCGGCCGCCTCGGCCGTCGCGGCCCGCTTTGACGGCCAGGCGCCAGGGCGTCGCGCCCTGCCCCGGTTTGGCCGTCGTCGCGGCCCCGGCAATCCAGATCCCGCCGCCCCAGGTGACGGCGTCGCCCTTCTCGTACGCGGTGCCCTCGCGGTAGGTGTCGCGGTAGACGAGGCCCGGGAGCCGCACGGTGGCGACGCGCTCGCCGCGGACGAACCGCGCCTCGAGCCGGCCGACCGCGTCCTCGGCCCATTCGAGGTCCTCGAACCCGAGGCCGTCGCGGCCTGGCGCGCCGGCGGCGCCGTCACGGCCTGGCGCCCCAGGCGCCCCGGGCGCGCCGTCGACGCCGTCCCGGCCGGCCGGCCCGGCGACGAGCGCCCGCGCCTCGAGGAGCTCGAGCCGCGCGACCACGGGCGCCAGCGCGGCCCGCACGACGGCGGCGATCACATGGGCGATCGTTTCTTCGGCACTCATGCGACCCGCGCCTCGAGCGCGTCGAGCGCGGCCGTGAGGAGCTTCGCGCCGTCGAGCGCCGGCGGCGGCGGCGCCGTCGTCGCCGATCCCGCCGCGGCGGCCGTGGCGTCCCGGCGCGCGAGCGCCTCGAGCGAATAATTTTGTTGCTGCAGGTACGGCGACTCGCCGCCCGGCACGGCCGGCAAATTGAACCGCGCGCGCGCCTCATTCGGTGAGAACACGCCGCCGACGACGCCCTTCGTCGCGACGTCGATCCGTTGGACGGAATCCATCCGATCGAGCGCGTCGATCTCGAACTCGACGGCCAACGGCCAATTGAGCTCGAGGCCTTCGGTCAAACAGAGCTCGAGCGACTCAAAGAGGATCTGCAAACATTGCCAGTAA